GGAATGCCTGGTTCCAGTCCCCCCGGACGAGATGGACGTTGCCCGCCTCGTAGATCGGCTCGAGGGGGGAGACGCGCACGAGCTTGTCGCCGGCCGGGACGATCGACTCGACGATGCGGATGCCGGAGAGCAGCTCGCAGAGTCGGGCAAAAGTATCCTTGTAGCCGGCGACCGACTCGGTTCCGATCCGCACGCCCGGGCCGTCCATCTGCGCCTGCTGGACGATGCGTCGATCCCTCTCCGGGGCCTCCCATCGACCACGGACCATGTCACGGATCCAGACGTGCGGGACTTCCCCGCGATGCTCGATGGCGAGCAGGCAGCCGGCAGTGTAGTCGGGATCCGACTTCAGCACGTCCTTCGCCGTCGAGGCGAGGTCCCATGCCCGCACCCACCGGAGGCCATCCGGGACAGTGTCGTGGATCTGCACCCGGTCCGTCTTCAGGACGTTCCCGCTCCGCGGCTGCGGATCGCACTGCAGCAGCGAGGCCGTCCCGTAGGTCCCGAGGGCCGCCCGCTGGGCGTCGTACCACTCGCGGGAGAACCGCTCCGGGAAGAGCGTGCCGGTAGGATAGGAGTCGTCGAACGCCGGGAAACGGACGACCTCGAACCGTGGGAACGCCGCGTCAGCTTCCATCGCCTTCTTCGCCCTCCCGATGAGGTCGTCGGTGTGCCAGGGGGTAGCCAGGATGATGGTGATCGACGCCGGCGCGCGACGGGTCAGGAAGTCATTGGTGAAGCTGTCCCAGATCCGATCCCGGACGAGTTTTGACTCCGCGTCCTGCCGGTTGCGCAGGAAGTCGTCGACCAGGCCGAGCGAGTAGCCGCGGCCCGTCATCGCGCCGCCGAGGCCCACCGCGACCATGCCGCCGGTGTGCCAGTGGATACCCCAGCGCGAGACCGCCGAGCTATCCTGCGCCAGGCGGATCGTGGGGAAGATCCTGGCATACTCCGGCGACTGCACGATCCGGCGGGCGAACCGGGAAAGCTCCTCGGAGAGGCTCGCCTCGTACGTCGCGAGGAGGACCTCGGCATCGGGAAACTCACCGAGGAACTTCGGCGGGAGGTAGCGGCTGAGGAGATCGGACTTCCCGTGCCGGAAGGGGACCGCGATGATCAGGAAGCTCGATGCGCCGCGTCGGTAGCGGGTGATGGCCGCGTCGATGCGGGAGCAGATCTCCCGGGTATGCAGGCCGACCTGCAGCGGATCCGGCCGCTGCCAGGTCATCCGCATGAAGTCCAGGTGGGACCGGCATGCGAGGGCATATCGGGCATCGGCGCCGTTGACGCGCCAGGGAGCCTGGGAGGGGGAGCGCTTCTCAATTGCGGCCGGCAACCGGGACCTCCAGCTTGTCGGCCAGGGCGACGACCTGGCGCAGCTCGTCGTCGCTGAGAGCGGAGAAATCCTGCCGGGTGGTGATCGCGCCGGAGTGCTTCATGTCGATGCTGTCGCGCCAGCCTTTCCGATTCTTCAGCCAGAAGCACTGGGCGCCGACTTCACCCGGTACATGCTTTGATAGGCGTTTTGTGATCTTCATCGCCCAGCGCGTCGGTACGGTACCGTTGAACCCGACCGGCACACGCTCCCGGATCACTTCGACGACCTCGTAGCCGAGCGCCCGCTTGAGGAGGGAGCCCTCGACGAGGGCATCGACAAAGTCAACCCCCGGTTTCATGGCGTCTTTGAGTTCCGGGTGCTTGGCGCGCCATTTGTCCATGGTCCCCGAAGCTATCCCGAGTTCTTCGGCCATCTGCTCCAGGGTCAGCCCGGCACGGGCCATCCAGTAGCACAGGCAGGGATGGAGAGCTGGATCATACTTCCGCAGGTTCATTCTTGCCTCTCATATATACAGTTCACGCGGAGGAATCGTCGGCGCGTTGTTCGTGTTTACGCCGGCGGGTTGTTAGGCGGTAGGCCTCCGAGTTCTTTGATGAGCCTGTCTATCTTTTCCTCAGCTGTTTGGGCAGACTGCCATACAATTTTCGTCTTGGCCCATCGATCGTCTGACGACGAAGACAGAACGGTCAGTCTTTTCGACATCTCGGCCATCGCTTTGTGAAGCACACCGATTTCATTCCGAAAGCGTTTCTCTGCGAGTTCCAACTGCTCAGCCTGCTTTATAATGCAGGACCTAAGCTCCTCCACTTCTTTGGTCGAATCATAGTCCTCATCTTCAGCGATATCAGTAGCCAGTGCTTTGGCTATATGGTCATCGAGCTTGTGTTCCTCGAGTGAGCTGGCGGACCATAAGTAATGCTTCCGCTTCCCGGCTATCTTGATGACGTAGTCAACTCCGGCGCTCTTGAATGCCGTGATGACGCTATTGTATCCTGATCCAGATCGCGCGAAAGACTCTCTGAATCCGAGCGAAACGGCTGCCTTCGTGGTTATAAGATATCCAGCCTTTTCTAGCTCGCTATACATCGGCTTCTCCTCTCACTCTATGCATGATTTTCCATCCTCCTTCGTTCTTAATCTCCAGTGACGCATGTACATTGCCTTGATCGCCAACTCACCGGCCTTGATATACACATCAACCTCCTGGCCACCGGGCTCCCGCATGATGCGGCACCAAGCCTCCTGGTAGGCATCTGCCTGATCTTCACAGGAGGAGAAGTGCCGTGCGGCGTACCGGACGAGCTCCCGGACGAGCCGGGTATCCCGTTGCAGCCGTGTCGCCTGGCGTTTCGTCAGACCGCCTCCCCGTCGAGCGCGCGATTCACGTCCTCGATGCAGGACGCAACGACTGCGATCCCGCCCGCGGCGCGGATGTCGGTGAGGAATTTCGACTGCCCTTGTGTCGCCTTCCCCCGTGCCGATTTCACCTCGACGGCGACGAACCTGCCCGTGCCCGCCTGGACGCCGATGATGTCCGATATGCCCACGGACGCGGGCCGGTGGCGCTCATCATGCGTCAGCCAACTCCGGATCCCACGGAGGAGCAGGTAGTCACGGATGGCCCGGCGGATGTCTTTCTCTTTCATGCCGACACCGCCCTCGGTTCGAAGCGCACGAACTCCCGAAGGAAAGTCAGCGTGAAGATCTCCGTCGGCCCTGTCCTGTTCTTCGCCACGTTCACCTCCACGATCTGATCCCGGTTCTCCCCGGAATCATCCGATGTAGCCCGATGGAGCAGGATCACCACGTCGGCGTCCTCCTCGATCTCGCCGCTCTGCCGCAGATCAGCGAGAGAAGGCGGACAGTCCGCCGCCTGGCGCCCCACTTGGGATAGCGCCACGATCGGGATGGAAAGCTCCCGCGCGAGCCCTTTCAGCATCTTGCTGATCTCCCCCACCCGCTCGTGCCGCGGCATCTTAGCGTCCCCGTGGCGCAGGAGCGTCAGATAGTCGACGTAGACGATCCGCGCCCCGAGCCGCTTCATCTTCCGCGCCCGGGAGAGCATCGTGGCCATCGCCACATTCGGCGTGTCGTCGATGTAGATCCGCATGCCCTGGATCGCTTCCCCGGCCTCGATGATGCGCGGAAAGTCCTTCGGACCGTACCACCCATTCAGGATGCTCATCGTATTGACGTGCCCCTTCCCACCAAGGGCCCGGACGCAGAGCTGCTCACCTTGCATCTCCGCGGAAATGAAGCCGACCGGGATGCCCTTCTCGGCTTGGTTCATCGCCATGGAAAGCGCGAGAGCCGTCTTCCCCACCGAGGGACGCGCCGCGATGATGATGAGCTGGCCGGGTTGGAAGCCGCCCGTCGTCCTGTCCAGGGCCGGATACCCTGTCACCACTCCCGAGGGCGCCCCGTGATTCTTCGCCCGCTCCTCGAGAAGCTGGACAGTCGGGATGAGGATTTCCCCGATCGTGCGGATCCCGGTCTGTGTCGTTCCGTCCAAGGCGGTGAGCTCCGATTCGATCTCCCCGATGATGTCCGACGAGGTCTTTGTCCTGTCACGCAGACTTTCCTCCGCGGCCCGGAGCATGGTAACGAGCTTCCGCTTCCGTGAGCATTCCTTGATCAGCCCGGCATAGTATGCGACGTTTCCGGCGGTCCACGGCTCCAGCTTCAACGCCGCCGTTGCTGCCGCTTGGTTCCCCCCTTCCCGGAGGCCGGCCGCGACCGAATCTACGTCAGCCCGCAAGCCCTGATTGATCTGCCGCTGCGCCACGCCGAAGATCGCCCGATGAAGACCGTCGTCGATGTCCCCGATCTCGATGTCCAGCTCGTCCAGGCACGCGTTGTCGTGGAGCGCCGCCTCGATGATCCGCCACTCGGCCTCATGGTTCGTCAGTCCTGTCATTCCGCTTTCTCCTTTCCCCGGTACCACCCGCAGCCGTCACAGAGCCCGCCGACGACGGACTTCCCGCATTCCGGACAGACGGGCCGCGCTGGCGGGGGATTTTTTTTCGGAGCATCCTTCCGCGCCCAATTCAGGATGGTATGGTAATGGCTCTTGTACCTCTTTCCCGTGGAGAGGCAGTAGTGTTGGAGGTTCTCGATTCGGTCCCGGGCCCCGGCTTCTCCGAACTGCGCTTTCAGCTTGGCGTGCTCTTCTTCGGTGAGGAAGACGCCTTCCAAGACTTCGGTTTTCTTCGATGTCTCTTTCCGGGGAGGACGCGGAGCCGCAGGCTCCGGTATATTCTCTTTATCTTTATCTGAATCTAACTCTAGTGCGTTGCGTAACGTTACAGGTAACGTTACGTGAGTGAGTAACTTCCTGCGCTCTCGATACGCCGCGACCCGCTTTCTTGTGTTCTCGCGGATCCGCTCCATCCCGTCGATATTCTGGTATTTCGCCCAGTTCGTGAGAGAAATCGTACCATTCTCGCGTGAAATCATGCCGAGATTGAGGAACGCCGAAAGGGCATTCGAGACGGAAATCTTGTCCTCTCCCCAGATCCTCGCGAGCATTTCCTCATCATAGGGCTGATCCTTCGTGAGCAGCAAATCGCCGCCCGCGTTCGATTTTCCTGCCAAAACGAGGAGACGAAACCAGTGTAACGTTACATCGTTACCGTTCGGCAGGGACATGATGAGCTTGATTTTCTCGTCGTCGAAAATACCCGTAGAAATCTTGATCCATCCGATATCCACTCTCATCCTCGCAACAGAACGGGTCCGTCTCCACATGCCCGGGCGGGCGAGGCTGGGAGGCCCCTCTGTGGAAACGGACCCGATCTATTCCCCCCAGTACGACTCAACCGCGGGCGCCCATCTCCGCAGTCCAGGATAGCATACCACCGATGCGCCGGCGTGTCAATCATCCCGCCGCGCCCTGTCGATGTCGTCCAGGAGCGTCATCGCCGCGATGAACGTGATGGCCGTCCAGATCACCACGGCCAGCACCAAGCACCCCGCCGCGATTGCGATTAGTGTCATGTCGCCTCCTTCTCGAACGCCGTGCACCGCGGCCCCTTCTCGTCTTCGATCCATTCCCTCGGATACTCCTTATCGGTGATATCGAAAAACAACGCTTCGCCGAGGATCTCGCAGTCTTCGTTAACGTCCTTCGCGCATCGATCACAGTAGCGCGCCCGGAACCAGTCGCCCTCTGATGCGTTCGCTGGCCGATAGGGTTTCACTTCACCGCCTCCTTGATCCTGTCCCGGATCGCGAGGACCCGGGCCGCGTACCGCCTGCCCGTCTCCGAAGTCGGGCTGCCGGCGTTGTACCTGGAGAGGGCCCGCACCTCGTCGCCGCCCTCCATCATCAAGCATCCCATGAGGAACGCCGCGCCCTGGGCGCAGTGCCGCTCGATGCTCTCCCGGTACTGGTAGAAGTAGCGCGAGCAGAGCCGGAAGAGGCCGTAGTCCGTGCTCCCGTCCGAGTTGGTATCCCAACTCGTCGGGTCGAAACCGGATTCCCACTCGACCAGGGCGCAGGCGAGCACCGGATCGACGTTCACCCGCTCGGCGGCGGCGTAGACGACCTCGATGTACTGGAGGGGCCGGGAGAGGTAGAGGGCGATGAGGAGGGCCGTCACTTGCCACCTTCCCGGCATCTCTTCTCCGCGATCATCGCGTCGGCGAGGTCGTAGGCAAAGCGCGCAGTCTTCTCATCATTTACCTTGCTGCCCGTGACAATCGCTGACAACGCCTGCCCCGCGAACCAGTCCCGCAGATCGCCGGGGAACCCGCTCGGCGCTTCCAGCTTCGCGAGGATCTCGTCGCACTCGGCCTCCGTGATGGGCGCACCCGTTGCCTTTGCTGGCCCCCATGTGCCGAGACTTATGTAGTACACTTTCGTTTACTTGCTCATCCCCCTATCTCCAACCACGCATCGCCGTACTCCTCGTAGCGTTTCTCCCCGTTCGATTGTCCTAGCAGTCTTGGTTGGAGCGCCTCCTCCTGCTTTCGGGTGAGCTTAATGGTGACGATCCGCTTCTTATATGGTCTCAGCTGGCCAAAGTGCACGATCGCCATTTCAGCGTCGAAGGTGTTCAGCATGACGACGTTGACTGTCATCCCCCTACCTCCTCCAGGGCCTCGCGGAGAGCCGCTGCCCGGCGCTTCTCGTCCTCATACGTGGCGTCAACGTAGTCGGCCAGACAAATACTCGCCGCTTCGCGGAGCCGCTGGCCCATGGCGCGATTCCACAGCGCGACAGCTCTGACCTCTGTGTCTGTTTCGGTGCTTCTCGTAAAACATTTAGAGCATTCGGCCCACCATGAGCCATTCTTGTCGGTGTACGCCTTTGCCTCACCTCCACAGCCGCACCGGATTATCCCGCCAGCCATCAGGATCATACTGGACAGGATGTCCTCGGGCTCGGCGGGCTGCTCGACGGGCAGGCACTCGGTGCCGCATCCCGTGCTCCACTTGCAGAAGACGTACTTACACTGATGCCCCTCGGCGGCTATCGGGGGTGCCCGTAGCGGCGTGCCCTGGTTCTCGACGTGCGGCTTGGACAGCGGGCAGTCCTTGCGGTATGGGCAATCGTCTGCAAGGCGGCAGCGCATCATCTCGGCGGCCTTCTCCACCGGATGACACTCCGCACACGCCTTGTCGATGAGGCCGTGCTTGCATTTTGGGAGACTCCCCACCGGCGCGTCGGGGTAGCGGCGGAGGGCCTCGGCTCCAGCAGATACCAATTCAAAACATCTTTCTCTACTGTGTACCATCCCTCCCACGAACGCCTCCCGCAGCCGGGCGGGCTCGCTTCTCAGTGCGGCCTCGGCATGGGACCACTTCTCCATCCACGTCCCGTGTAGTCGTGCCATCGCCCTCCCTTCGGCCTCAGCCTTCTCGGCGCGGGCCTTCCACTCCTCCGCGTCCGGCAGCGCCTCCAGGGAGCGGAGAACATCTTTTGTCTTGATGAGTCCTCCATTCGGATGCTTGTGCATTTGTTCATCGCCTCCGCAATACCATTTATCCAGTAACGCCAGGATATTTTCGGCCTGCTCGTACGTCATCCCGTCCCTCCTTGAAACCGGCGGCGAGGACTCGCCCCGCCGCCGCCAGACGCGCGTAGGTGCGGCGCGCGTACCGTCGCATTGGCCGGCAGGCAGGTCACCCGCCGGAAATCCTGGTGCCTCCCGCCAGGACGGGCTGGCCGCACAGCACTGTTTATCCCCGGGCGCCCCTGCCCTGGTCGCGCCCGGTTGGATTGAAACACCCGGCAACGCCGGGGAAGTTTTCACGCGCTCGCCTCCGTGCTGAATAGTTCATTCGCCCGGAGGGTATTCTTTGCTTCCTGGAGATTCCTGACGGCGCAGTCGAAGTAGGATCGTTTCAGCTCGATCCCGACGAACTGCCTGCCGTACCGGATAGCTTGATAGCCCTCGGACCCGATCCCGGCGAACGGCGAGAAGACGAGGTCTCCCGGAGCTGACCATAGTTTCACGGCACGCTCGATCACTCCGAGTTGGAGCGGGCAGAGATGTTTTTCATCGTCCTCCTCCCGCGCCACGCGCGCCGGGAGAACATCAGTCTCCTTGATCCCGTCCGTCGTCATCTTTCGTCCGGGATAATTCGGCAGGATGCTATCCTCATCATCATCCTTCATCTGCCGATACCAGACTGGCGCTGCCCATTCGATCCATTCGTCGGCCGTGATCCATCCCTCAGAATTTCCGTACTTCTCACTGATCCCGGCACGGATCGGTACGGGATTGTTCCCGTCTTTGCGGAATTGCAGAAGATAGTCTGCGAGCGCCATCCTCATCACGCTCGCATCAGTGGCGAGGCTCTTGAACAGGAGTCCGCGTTCTTTCGTGCGGACCGCCTTCACTTGGGGATTCTTGTCTATCGTCACTTCGCCGAAGAATCGCCACCCAGCCTTCTCCATCGCCATGATGACGCGGCCCCGAAAGTCCATGATTCCGATGTAGCCGTCCTTTCCCTGGAATGCCGGAATCTGCGTCAGATGGATGCAGCAATTCCTTCCCGACATCGTGATCCGCAGCAGGTCCGGCATCATGTAGCCGAAGTGTTCCATCATCTGATCGATCGTCGTACTGTTCCCGATATCGTGCGCCGAATTGGTATAGGCGTACATCCCCGGGAACGGCGGGGAGAAGATCGAAAGTCCGACGCTCTCATCTGCGATTTCCTTGATCCGCTTCACGGAATCGCCGAGGAGGAGTCGCCAGCCCTTTCCTTCTGCTACGTCTTCCTGATATTCCATTTCCTTCTTCTCGCTCATGTTCACCTCTTCATAGATTCGCATTTTCGCCACAAGGCCGTCGAATAGTTCCTGTGCCTGCTTCTCCTTGCGCCGGATGTTTTTCACGACGGCCCCCTCGGTGTCGGCCGTAACGATGTACGCGCGCACTTCCCGCTTCTGTCCGAATCGCCAACACCTCCGCACGGCTTGATAGAATTGCTCGTATGAGTCGGACAGCCCGACGAAAATCATCGTGGCGCAATTCTGTAGATTCAGTCCGTATCCGGTAATCGTTGGCTTGGAAATGATGACGCGGGTCTT